AGCAGCAGCTTTAACCTGTTTGGTATAAGCCATAGCACGAGCCAAAGCCTTTGTATAGCGAGCTGACAAAGAATCGTAGAGGTTGTCTTCGATTGCTTCTTCAGTCAAGCTAAAGCCAAGGGCGATAGTTTCGTGGTTGTAACGAGCTGTGAATGCCTCTTGTGCATTGTCATAACGGATGGCAGAGCCTTCGTTTTTGACAGGAGCAGCAGAAAAGCCAGACAGCTTAGTTTCTTCTTCGAACGAACGCTCAGAGGTCTCAGTTTCGTAGATCTCTTTATGTTGTTCACCGTAGCGAGCATACTCAAGTCCGAACAAAGCGTTCAAGCCTGGGAGGAGCTCTTTTAGTAGTTGTGCGCGTGAAATAGCCATTTACTTAGCTCCTTAAGCTGCTGTAGCTACAGCAGAACCGCTGTAGTAGGTGTGGACACCAAAGTTAAACTTAACGATAACTTCAGTAAAAGAACCCGATGCATTAACTGTCTCAGGAATACCAGCTACGATACGCATAGGTAATGCGGAACCGCTACCAGTAGTTGCTGAAATAGATGCTAAAGAGTCGCCTGTGGTTGTGCTGCCAGCAGTCAAAATCAAAGCTGAGTTTTGACCAATAGCTGCTTGTGTTACACCAGAAATTGTAGATGCGCCAGCAACAGTTACGGCAACTTTGAACAATGCATCTGGATCATCCATAACAAAAGCCTGGATGTCAGTAGCGTTTGTGCTAGCTGGGTAGTACTGTTGTTGCAACAATTGTTTGGTAGTTGGGTTTGTGAACTGACAACCCAAGAAAATACCAACTGCATCGGTTGCGGTAGCTGTGGTTGATACTTTGCTTAATGTACCGCCTGTATTTAAACGCACAACATCACCGTAAAAAATTGATGTGCCAGAGTTTTGAGCGATAGGGAACAAGCGAGTAGAACCAGCAAATACCTGACCACCGATCAAATTGATCGGCTGAAACCCGTAAGGGCCTGAAACGGTAGGATAAGCCATTTAAAACTCCTAATTAGAGAAATTAACCTTTGCCAAAGCTACTTGTGGACTTTTTCTCCGCAAAGAGAGGAGCCCGTGGGTCACTTTGACGCATAAAATTATTGTCCACAGCTTCCGTTTGAGCATCAGATTGATTAGCGTAAAACTTGTTACGCTGCTCAACAAACTCTTCTGGAGTCTTGCAAAGCAATAACCCGCCAATCTCAATGTTGTCTTTAAAACGACTATTGGGATCGACTAACAGTTGCATTTCTGGTTGCTCTTCGATTGGTACAGGTTCCCATTTTTCTCTCAGTTTCGCAGAAAGATTACGAGGATCAGCTGCTCCCAGGGTCGAAATACGCACCCAATGATACTTATACCCATCCAGTTTTTTCGGTTCTGGTAACAATTCTGCTGGCGCCCACTGCTCAGGACGTTCGGTTGTTGCACGGGTTTCTACTTCACGGTTCAATCTGTTGTTAGCCATTTTAGGCCTCCATTTTTATAAGTTCACGGGCGTACTGCTCTGGTGACAAACCTAACTTCTTAGCTATTGCTAACTGCGAAGTATTTAGCCTTATCTTTTTCGAAGATGTACTACGGCTTGCTGAAGCAACTACGGTACTCGGTTTCGTCCGAGGCGAACTCTTTTCTTCGTTTGCTTTTTCCCCTTCAAAATGCTCAGGAAATCTTTTACGCATAGTTTCGTCTATACGCTGATAATACTCATTAGTCGTAGCATAAGCTAGTCCGTTTTGTTTGACAAGCTTTTCGTGTAGCCCTAAAGCTAAACTTGTCATTTCGTCATCTTGACCAAACCAGCTATTGCGTTCTTGCCATGCAGCAGCTTTTGAGTCACGGACAGGCGCTTGTTGTTGCGGCTGATATTGTGTTTGTACCTCAGGTTCTTCTCTTTGTAAAGCCCTTTGTTGACTAATAGACAACGCACGGTCAGATTTAATCTTAGCCGCAGTCATTTTCTCCTGCGCATCAACTAATCTTTCCGAGTCGCCAGCATCATAGGCTTCACGGTATTCTTTCTTGGCAATCTCCATTTCACGGTCAGCGCTGGTCATATAAGAGTCAAGCGCTTGTTGCTCAGAAACAGATACTTTACCTTTTAACTGCTTATTTTCTTCGTAGAGTCTTTTAGCAAATTCTACGGCTTCTTGTTGTTCCCGTAATGCCCGCTCTTTCTCTCTACGCTCATCGTGATAAATTTTCCTAAAGCCGTCAATCTTCTTCTTGGCTTCTGCAGAATACTCATCTAGCTCATCTTTTTCCATTTCCTCCACAAATTCTGGTTGTGAAGGTGTACGACCCTTATCTATTGGTGGGGTGTCGTCTTCAATCTCAATTTGCAGCTCGTCTTCTTTTTCTTCTACGGGTTTACCCTTAGATTCTGTTTCTACTGCTTCGTTTTCTACTTCATCTGGAAATTTATAGTTATCCATTCGTATGCTCCTTATTTACGTTTAATGCCACGGGGGTCGTCAACAACGCCTTCAACCGTATCATCATTGATGACTCGGAATTCGCGTCCATGTATTACTAAACGGCTACCAGAATATGGTTTTACAAGGATAAAATCGCCCTTTTTACACCAAGGTCCACTAGGGAAACGCTCTTTATCTGCATAGCAGTCGGGGCCTAAATCCACTACAAACAACACTGTTGTCAGAGTTTCTTCGATTCGCATTGTTTCGTCTGCTTTAGCGATACCGCTTTCAAACTCTTTTTCCTGTTCTGGAATAGCACATAAAATGCGGTATCCAGAGGGTTTTGGTAGTTGTGATGCTTTTTCTTCGTCTGACTTATCGAGCAAATTCGTCAAATCTACAGCTTGCCCTAAGTCTAGTATTTCACTCATCCGAGTTCTCCATTCTTTCTTTGAGGTCTAATACGTATCCTCGTGCAATTAACAGACCTCTAATCTCGCCGCACGATCTTTTGTAATCTTCGAATTTTTCGTAGTTTCCGACGATTACGGCTTCTTTAAGCTGGGCTAATTTTTCGTCAAGCTGCTTAGTTAAAACGTCAAGTTCGGTCATTTATTGTCTTCACCTTTCTTTTTACTAGCGTTAACATTCATTTGAGCAGCTATTAGCTGTGCAGCTACTTGCCCTTTCTGAATATCTTGTTGTTTATTACTCTTAGCTGCATCAATACCCATCTTATGCCCAGCAATATCTACTTCAGTAGCTAGTTTTTGGGTGTCAAACGCTTCTTTATTCTTATCTTTAGCCATGTTTGCACCAAACTTACGGGCTTCAAGTTCTAGCTTACTGAGTTCAATTTCTTTGTTAGTCTCAAGTTCCATCTGTCTTAACTGTGCATCAGTAGCATCTTTAGCTGCTTTCCGTTTCTGCTCTTCACCTTTGAGTGCCAATTCTTGCATTTGCATTTGGATAATAGGGTCTTGAGCTTGCTGTTGAGCTTCTTGTTGGGCAGCTTGGGCTTGGTTTTGTGTCGTTAACTGTTGTGCTGCTCTAGCTACCATACGAGAAAGCTGTACTTCATATTCCTCTGACAATGGCTCATCATCTTCTTCCGTATATGGAATTGGAGCGCCCAACTGTTGTTCAATTTGTTGGCGGTATTTAAATCCAAAATGTTCTGCCATATGAGCCTGTAAAGCTGCAGTAATTTGCTGAGCCATAGGATTTTGTCCAATCATTGCCGCAACTTGTGGGTCTTGTAAAAATGATTGGTGGGCAGTGATATGAGCATCTTGGTCTTGAGTAATAAACGCTTTTAGTGGTTTACCAATCAACACATTCATATTCTCTCTGATTGGGTCAGTTGGCTTCTGGTCATCCTCAAGTGGGATTAACTTCTGAGCATTCCTAATCCCCAATACATCTAACATCTGACGATGCAAGACTGGTAGGTTATAAATCTGTGGGGCACCTTGAGCTAACTGCAATACCGCCTGATACTGGACAATCTTTTGAGCCATAGTTGCTGCATTAGGATCAGAGACTGGAATTACATCAACGTGGTCATAGTCAGACTTCTTAGCCTTACGACTACCTTCTACTGGCTCGTAGTTGTAGTTCTCTGGAGTGTAGTCACGAATAATTTCTTTAAGGAGTTTTAACTCTTGTTTCATCGAGTAATGGATACGAGCCTGTACAGCACTCATTACCTTCAATGTTCTTTCAAGAATTGCCAAAGTTGTTCCAACGGGAGCTTGAGCGCTCATGTCAGATACTTTCATATCCCCTGCTGAAGCGAAACGACGACCTTCTTCAACGATTGTGTTCAATAAACTATACAGAACTTGGCTTGGTTCCTTGTATGGCAAGGTCATCAAGTTATCTTTAATTGCTCCACTTGGTACATCAACATCACGGAATTCGCCTGGGCTTATTGGGGTGTCGTCGCCTTTGATACGCAATCCACGGGTCTTAAAGCCACCTGGCAAGTTGCTAAGTGTTCCTGCGTCAACAAGCTGACGAATAAGAGACGTTCCAGACTTTGCAAAGGCTCCAACAAGATGAATGAGGCCAAAACAATAAAAGCCAAAACCAGGAACATACCCGTAATGCACGAAATGATTTCTCTTTTGTTTAGTTTCATCTTCTGGTCTCCAATTGCGACGGATAGACAAAATAGTCTGTGTACCCTTCTCAATAGTTACGACGTATGGAAGTGCAATACCTGTCAGTTCTCCGTCTTCCTCGTCTTCATAACCTGGCAAGTCAAGATCGACATGCATCTCTAATAATTTGTACCGATCATCTGATGTGGCTTTAAAGCCCATCTTCTCTGCAATCTTCTTCTCTACTTCATCTAGTGCACCTGTTGGTTCTTCTAGATCAACATCACGGTAAAACCCTGCAAACTGCAGACGCTTAATCTCATTTTCTGTCTTACGCATAACGTGAGTTACGCGTGGTGAACTTTGCAAACTTGACGCACCATATGGCACAACAATATCTTCTGCAGGTATAAACATTGATACTTGTCTGTCTAGTGCTGGGTCAAAGTACACTTTCTTAAACGCATTACCTGCAAGCCCCAAGCCCCAAATCATTCTCTCGTGCTCTGGGCGGTACTCCACCATCACATCTGTCAGCTGATAATTCATATCCTCTTGGACACGAAGTGCTGCATCTTTGTTTTCTGGGGTTTCTTTGCCGATGATAAGTGTCTTAACTGGTCCTTGGGCGGGGAAAGACTCCATGATAGTTTCAGCTTGAAACTTCACTAAAGCCTCGCTTAGCAATGGATGGTATACCCCACATGCGCCCTCCCAAGGTTCTGTACGCTCCTCGATCTTCATACCGAGTAGTTCAAGTCCGTCAACGTACGTTTGAATCCAATCTTTACGGGAGCTAATGTCATCTTCAAAATCGCCAAGTAAATCCCCAGCGATTGTGGTTAATTCTTTTTCTGAAATAAATTCTGCAAGGTTATCGTCAAAGTCATCTGACTCTTCTGATCCTGGTTCAATATCAATCTCCATACCATCTAACCCGACGTGTATCGCTTCTGGGTCAACAATCTCAATCTCAAGGTCTTGTTCATTATCTGCTAATGCGTCTAGTCCTACAGGGGCTTGGTATAGTGCTTTTTCAATTGACATACAGTGTCCTTAGTAATACGCAGCTTTTTTTCTGCCGTATTTAAATAAAAAATCCTCATCTGCTTCGTCACTCGGTAGACGAATAAATCCACCCTGCCTAAATCTTAATAGGGCTAGTGTAGTAGAGTCTACCAAATCATCGTTAGCTCCGCTAGGAAAATCATTACATTCCTCAATTACTTCCTGCGCCCAGCGATGCTCTGGCGCCCAGACAATCCCTGCCGAGAACAAATCTGAAACAGCATTAACCCTAGAGATTTTATCTTGACCTTTGCCAGGTGTGAACTCCCCGACTGGTACACCCATGCGCCTGAGCTCTTGGTAGAGTGCCGCCCCATTGGACTTCTTTTCAACCATGAACGCATCTGGTTCCCAGTCTTTGTACTCTTCAAGTACAAGCTTTTTGAGGTCTGGAAACTCCAGCCGCTTTTTAATTGCATTGAGGAGAATGATGTTGTAGTTATTAGTTGTCTCGTTGAGGAAGACCCCCCAAGTCGTAAGCGCATTGTAGTCCGCACGGGTATTTGCCTCTTGCGCCGCATCAAGCGACATGATAATAAATTCACAGTTTGGCGGGTCATTTTTCTCCCATTTCTGCCACCACTCTCTTTTAATAAGAGCACCTTCTTCTGAGGTCGGCTGTTGTAAATATTGGGCATTCCAGTACCGTACATCTAAGGAAGCCTTCTTTGATAGTAATTCTTCAAGGGGCCAAAAGTCGGGCCATAAGGGTTTACCACTAGGTAGGATGGCTGGAAAGTCTACAACCTCCCACTGCTCCGCATTCTCGTTTTTAACCATGTGATTGACAATCTGACCCGTTAAATCAAGCTTAGACCACCTTGTCATTACAACAATAATTGCACCACCAGGCATAAGACGCTGTATAGGACCAGACTGGAACCACTCCCAAGCAGGAAGAAAAACGTCCGCACGTCCTTGTTTAGCATCTTGCTCCGAGTGGGGATCATCAATAATAAAAAGGTCAGCACCGCGACCAGCGAGTGCACCACCCACACCAATAGCGAAGTATTCTCCATTGAAATTCGTCCCCCATCTGGATGCCGATTTACTATCTGCTTGTAATTCTACTGCTGGGAATATGTCTTTATACGCGTCTGAACCCACCAAATTCCTGACTCTACGACCAAAATTGACCGCAAGATCAGCCGTATGCGAAGCCATAATAACCTTTTTATGAGGGTATTTACCCAAGAACCATGCGGGTGCGAGGTAAGAAATAAGCTCTGACTTACCATGGCGCGGGGCAATATTAACAACAACCCGCTTCTTAGTCCCTGCAGCGATTTCTTCAAAAATGTGAGCAAGCCTTTCATGGTGTTTTCCTACCTTATAGTCTGGATATACATGTAAAACGAAGTTTAAGAAGCTATCTTTACCATCTTCTTGAATAGCTTGGCTCTGATACTGGCGAATTAACAGTAAAGTCTTACGTTTTTTCTCTGAAGGCATAGATGGAACCGCTTTTATTAGCTTATCTATGTCCTCTTTAGTTAATTTACGTTCTTTTGCCATTATTTTGACTTAATTTCCTTAGCATCAACGTCAATTGCCCTGTTTTTTAGGCTAGAAAGTGTATCTAAAAGCTCTTTTTCCACTTCTTCGATGCTCTGGACCTTAACTGTGACCTCAGAACGCTTCTTAAAGGCATCTACACCATCGACTTCCCCTAGTGCTTTGAGGGCAGTCAGCCTAGATTTGGCATCTGAGGCATGTTCTATCTCATGAATTAGCTTGTTTACCACATACATTTTAAATTCTGCTAGGTCATCAACCAATGCCACGTTCATTTGCGTGACCATACCAGCTAGGTAGGCTAGTGTTTCGTTGGGGTAGTTCTTAAATTCTGGGCGATGCTTTGGATTCTCGACCATCTGCGTGGCAATTTCCTTAGCTTGCTCGATATTTGCTTGAGTTGGAGTAAGTGGATTTCCGTTGAGTTCAGCAAGTAGGGTAATAGTGCGAGCACGAGCGTCTAATTCTTCTTTTGGGGTTAATTCAGGGAAAGCTTCAGTAGCCCCTGCTGGAAGGGGTATGTTTTCCTCTACATGAGGAATGATGATGTTTTCTTCGTTTGCCAACTTTGGTCCTCGTAAAACCCTCGTTTGAGTGAAGTATACATTACTTTTATTTTTGTGTAGTTTGCTACACACTTTCATGCCATCATGCCGCATGATTTTTTATTGAAATTTCATGCACTTTTTTTGCTTTTGAGTTTCTTTTTCTTTTCTAGTCGTTCTTCGTGGTGGTGGATTCTATGGCAGTTTGCACACAACGGGATACATTTTTTAATTTCCTCCATTGCTGCTGCATAGTTTCCGTTCTGCGCTAGCTTGTTAACAGACCTATAGTTCGATCGGTCTACATGGTGAAAATCCATAGCCGCTGAATGGGAAAAGCCACATATAGTACATTTAAATGTACCTTTATATTCGTACCATGTTTTACGTTTAATGCGTTTTAACTCAGCTGCTCGTTTGCGAACTTTCTCACCGTTCTTCTCATAGTAGTCACGGCTGTACTCCGCATGCTTTAGCTTTTTTACGCTCGCGTCTTTGTATGGCATCAGGATGCACCTTGTATTTCCAATATATTGCGTTGCGGAAGGACCACGGTTGTCCTGGAGTATATATCTTAAAACCCGCATTAATCAATGAGTTAGCGCTTGCAGGATTATTTGTAGTGTCAGTAATGCACCAATTCCAGCCAAGTTTTCTAGCTTGTTTAATCCTAGCAATTATTAATCGTTTTTGTAAGCCATGTCCTGTATAGCCATCAAGCACACCTGCTCTACATAAATAGCCTGTATCTGTCCATTTGATCGAGCGGACCAAACCCGCAAAGGCGACAGGCTTTCCATCCGCTGCATACGCAATCCACCAATGACCCCGATCGGGTTTGTAAATGTTGTCGCTGGGCAATATCTTTTTTTGCAGGTAGCAAATCAGAGTTACTAGTGAGGGATTGCGCAGATCGGCTTTTTTGATTGTGAATTGCATGACCCATCACCCCTCCAGTTAGATTTACTTTGTACCCCTATTTTATTACGGTCTGGTGAATCATATATGTAAAGTATAGATAAGCGATTTAACGGGGGTACGGGATAAATATATGTGGGTAAAGGGTTGTTTAAATGATGACGGGGGGTGTTTTGGAAAAACGTGGAGTTATTTGTGCTGGTTAAGGGGTGTGGGGTGTGCGGGTCCCATCTGCGTAGCTTGGGGGGTCGGGGGGTGGTGGGTCTGCCACGCGCCCAATACTTGACATATGCCATCATTTAAGGAATAATTCAGTCATGGGTTAAGGGAACTAATCGGTTCACCCATTCCTCAATAGGGAGATTTAAATGAGTAAAGTATCTCATGCAGTACAGTTGTTTAACGATGCCACAGCAGACATCACCCGTAGCCGTAAGAGCCTTACTAATTATGCTGAGCAGTTTAAGAAGCATCGTAAGGCAATGATGCACATCGTTAAGATGGTTTGCCCTGAGCCTATCGGTGATCGATGGGACGACAAACAGTACTCTATCACTACCAGGGTGGATGCTACTTACTGTCAGCCTCAGATCAGCTTCTATCTTAACAACCTAGACGGGTTCAAAGATGAGCGACTCGAAGCAGTGCTGTGGTATCTCAGCACACTAGATGGTAGCCGTGAGCCTCGGTCTAGTGAGTATCCCCAGTCTTTGAATCGAACCTATCGGTTTGACTTCGAGGGGTTTGAAGTAAGAGTAGATGCTACTGTGCGGTCTGACAGTCCTACTTGTCGTAAGGTTGTAATCAGCAGTGAGCTAGTCAAGCAGGATAAGTACGCCATCCAGTGTGACTAAGTAGTAGCGTAGGGGGTGCGCTTCACCCCCATTTTAAATAGGGAGATCCTCATGGGATACGAAATAAAGTATGACACTACTGACAGGTCAAAGTCTGAAACCAAGGCCCTTGCTGATGTTAAGCATTGGCTAGGTACTAAGCAGTTCAATAAGGTCGCCAAGATACTGGCTAGTGATCGAGGTAACACATCTCGATTCATGGTAACCCTTGCACTATCTATGCAAGGCATCGAAGGTTACCCAGCCGAAGTAATGGTTGACACCTATTGGAATCCGCAACGCGAGTTGTTCTAACCTCAGCCCTGCCACTTCGGTGGTGGGGTTTGAAACCAGTTATTTGTTTTCGAGCGTGTATCGAGCGAGCGTGTCATGCCCTTAAATAACACTTCCTCGATAGGTGAATTACTTGACAAATAGCGTCATATATAACATAATTCAGTCATGGGTTAAAAGAGCTATTCGGCTCTACCCATTTTTGTGGAGGTCTATATGACTAAATCAAAGCTTGTAAATGCCCTTGAGCAAGGTAATGTAGTATCTACTGTGGAGGTTAAAAATCTGCAGGATTTAGCTATCCAACATGGTTCGGCTTTAGACAGAGTAGAAGCCCTTGCATTGTGGGCTTTAGACCATGTTAAGGGTTTCCCTTTGAAAATGTCTGCTGAAGATACTGAGCAGTTGCAATTAGGGTATCGTCACAAGTTTTCGCAAAAACACCCTGCAGTTGATTATGTAATTGTTGAGGGTAATTATCTCAAAGTATCCGATTGTGCAATACAGGGTATTGAGATACCTAAAAATGCAGAGCGGGTATCTTATGGGGTAGATTTTGCTTACAGTTTTAACCCTAATGAAGTAGGTCGATTAAAAGACACCCATGGGGAGTTTATTTATAACTTGTTGGCATGCCCTAAAAATGGTATCCGTACCAAGTGCAATAAGTATGTAAGCAATACCCTTAACAAGTTGATTGCAGAGGGTGTTAAGCAAGATAATATCCGTAAGGGTATCAAGGTAGAGCGTAAGCCGAACCTAGATTTTGCCGACTGGTTATATTCTGAAAAAGGTCCTATCAAGACCATGAAGCAGAGAGCAGTAAATCAGGAAGCGAAAAAAATCATCACTAAAGATGATGTAAAACGATTGGAAAATGCAATCATCGCTTTTAATGTAGCTTGGAAAAAAGCGTAAGTAGTTAGTGGGGGGCAGGGCTTCGGCTCTGCTCCCCTTTTTTGTGTCCTCATTTTGAGACCAGTTATCTGTTTTCGCGCGTGTCCGAGTTTGCGTGGGTTGTGCCGAATTTGTTTCTTTGCTGACGCAACGCACAGCGCTTAGTTTGACCTATCTCTTAAACAAGACTTCCTCGACAGGTGAAGTGAGTCATCGTATAGACAATGTATTGGTGAGGTAGTGTTCCAATTAAAAACTATGCCATAGCTGGAACAAATGGGGGGTTGGAACAGAAACTGGAACAGGTTTTATCTAGTAAAATCAAGGACTTACACAGTTCTGTTCCAGCGTTCCAAGCAAAACTCAGTAGAGTGTCGGCTAGCAAGAAAAAGTTTCGTTCGTTCATCTTTTTTTCCGAGTGCAAAACCCCAATACCAAAAAATACGATTTTAGCCAAAACCTCCAAGAACACCTAGAACGCTGGAACAACCCCTAATAATAATAATAATAATAATATAATATATATATAGAACAAGGACTTACGGAACACCAAAAGTCTGTTCCAAGTTCTATTCGTAAAGTTAGCCTAGTCAGAACGCTGGAACACTTTTATAATCAAGGACTTACAACGCATAAACGGGGTATCAGCAAAGAAAACCCTTAAAACCCACAACAACCCCTCACTAAAAAACCCTCACAAAAGCCTATTATATGTAAAGTATATGGTATAATATGTATGTGGGCGAGGTGCACTATATATAACGCACTTCAAGCACAGTTTCTTAAACAAGACTTCATCAGTAGGTGAAGTCACTAAACAGGGAGAATTACTATGGGTAAGTTAAAACAGGCTCTAATCGAGTTTGAGGAGCAAAGCTACGCACAGTTCAAGAGTTCACCGAAAGGGGAAGTTCTCAACCAACAAGACTGGGCGCAGTATGAAGCAGAGTTTAATGCGTGGCTTGACAACTATGAACATTCATTCGGCACAAGAGAGGACTTATTATGATTGATGAGACTTTTAACCCACAATGTAAGCTATGTGGTTCAACATATGACGAGGCTCGGTTTCGTATCGGGTATGCCATCTGTATGCCATGCGGTGATGACTTGGCGAGTAAGGTTGTCCGTACCGTTGCGCCGATGCACAAGTCAAACTATATGCTCATTACTAATAGGGCTGACTTGGTTGGATTAAATAACAAGGGAGGGTTAGTGAAATGATTAAAGTTATAGATGATGACAACGAGTATTCCTTAACTGGGGAATCATTGATGGTGGTGGACTTGGAAAACCCCAAGGACTACTGCCAAGTAGATCAGCGTGAGTTCTCGGAGTTCGAGGCATCAGTATATAAATTCTTAGTGGAGATGAAATCGTGAAAGACTATGAGTGGATTATTGATGTCACGATGGTGGTTTTACTAGTTGTATTTGTAGCTAATCTAATCAGGGGAGTGATATGAGTAAGGAAGATTCATTGGAGAAGGAATTAAAGATTCTCAAGGAGGCTTTGCGTTGCGCCCAAGCTAACGATGCGGAGGGTGTGGCTGATAAGTTTGTTGAACTATGCGCCCATCAACAAGAAGTAATGGAACAGGAGGCTTACGATGCCACGACCGAAGTTATCCGCAATGCCCAACGATATGCGAGATGCAAGGTTTCGCTTAGACATGATGAGGGCAATAAGGGAAAGCCGAATCAAGAAGATCATCAAGGAAAGGAGTCTTAGTATGGGCTATCGTTCAACAGTTGCTTACACCATACGATTCACACCTAACCCTGATAACTTGCCATACAAAACCCTAGACGGAATTAAAGGGGCTAAAGAGTCATTCTATACCTTCTTAGCTGAGGCAAAGCTAAAGCTATCTGGAGCTGTAAATGATGAAAGCATGAAGGTAGACGAGGCGAACATGGCTCTTAACTTCTTTGCGTCAGATGTCAAATGGTATGAGTCCTATGAAGATGTCAAAGTCCATGAAGACTTAATAGAACTAGCTAAGTCTTGGGCTGACATGGAGAACAAGCATATCGGAGGTATCTTCTTGCGTATCGGTGAGGAGATGGATGATATGGTCGAGGAAGGGTGGGGTGAACACGATTGGGATTGGATGCGTATCAATCGGTCAATCGAAGTGGATTGGGAGGAGGCTCGATAAAAAACCTTAACAAAGTCATACTATATGTAAAGTATGTGGTATAATAGATGTATTGGGAGTTTGCAGTAAAAAGTCGGGTGAACAAGAGTATCAGTTCATCTATCAGTGAAGTAAAAATCTAGTGAAGGAGTTAATGATGAGTTCATCAATAAGTGAAGTGAAATTAGACAACCCCAACCATGTCATAAGTCTCTCGACATCGGCGGTGCTAGTCAATGCAGAAGTTAGCGTTTGGTCTGCGACTAAGCAAGATAGAGTTATCTCTAACGAGGTGACTACGGCTAAGAAGGCTGACCATTCGGCTGGTCGGTATGTTAAGAATCTCTTAGCTGACGACCCAACCCATAAGCAACTCTTAAATTACAGGCAGACTGTATATAACTGGCTTCGACGCAATACTTACGATTGGAATGGTTCTCTGCGTTTGTTGCCTGTTATCAATTTGCCCAAGTTTAAAACAGAGTTTCACCAACATGAGAAGTCTTACTTTGCGTTGCGTGACGAGTTTCTTGCTAAGTATCCAACCATCGTTAGCAATATGGCTTTCAAACAGGGAGATATGTTTAACCGACAAGAATACCCTGATGTTCAGCAGATTGAGGGCAAGTTCCGTATCCGTCTGTATGTGTCAGAAGTTCCGACTAGCGATTTCCGTAGTGCGGTGGCACAAGACTTGGCTGATGACCTAAAACTTACTTTCGAGAAGCAAGTCAATGACGAGATTGTTCCTCAGGTGATGAGTGAGATAGCTAGTCAGTTCATGGAGGTGATGGAGTCTATCAGTCATTGTTGCGGTGTCGACGAGATTGGCACTTCCTCAGATGGTGAGGTCAAAACCAAGAAACGCAAGATATACGAGGGGACAATCGAGAAGGCTCGTGACTTGTGCGAAACCTTCAGAGGGTTCAACCTTACCAACGATGAGCAGATGGCTCAGATGTCCGAGTCGCTGAAGAATGTTTTACATGGTGTAAACGCAGAAGATTTGAGAGAGTCCGATGCGGTGCGTGAAAGTGTGAAAGAAGAAGTAGACAGTATCTTAACGAAGTTCAATGTATTTCAATCAATCTAAACAGGGAGCATTAACATGAGCAAAATCAATTTAGTAGAAACAGTATCAATCAGCGAGTTACGCAAGACCATTCCTATCATTGGCAAGACTCTTACTCCAGTCATTGTTAGTGAGCCTGGGGTTGGCAAGACATCGCTACTTAAGATGATGGAGGAAGACTTAGGTGACAAGTATGACTACATCTATGTGGACTGTCCTGTAAAAGATATGTCAGACATCGGTATGGTAATTCCCAATCATGAGACTCGAACCCTTGAGTATTATGTGGCTAGCTTGTTCAAGATGGATAGCAACAAGCCAAAGGTTATCTGCCTTGACGAGTTGATGAAAGCACCTAAGCTATTGCAAGTTATCTTTACTCGCATGATGCTTGAGAGGATGGTAGGCGATGTGCCTTTGCCTGAAGGGTCAATCATCTTCGCAACATCTAATAATTCATCAGATGGTGTCGGTGACTCTATGCTTGCCCATGCTGGTAATCGTGTGTGCATTATGAAGATGGCTAAACCTACTGTTAAGGAATGGTTGTTATGGGCGACGGAAAATGCAGTTCATCGTTCGATCAGGTCATTCGTATCAAGCACTCCTTCATGTATGAACTCTTATCTAACAGGTGACCAAGATGAGAACACTTACATTTTCAATCCGAAGAAACCACAGATGTCATTCGTATCTCCTCGGTCATTGGCTAAGAGTTCAGTCATTGTTGCCAACAAAGATGCGCTTGGTGAAAATGCAACGATGGTCGCATTGGCTGGCACGATAGGTCTATCCGCTGCGAAACAGATGTCAGCGTTTTTGTCGTTGGAGAGTCAATTACCTGACTTCAAGGACATCATC